GACGGTCCAGCCGCTCCGGAAACGTAGAGATGGATCCCGCGGTATGACGCCGCGTTCACCATCACCAGCTCCGTACACGGCGCAAGCTAGAACGACAGTTGGTTTCCAGTGACCCCACGGCAAGTACCGAGGGACCACCTTTACGGTTCTGACGCTCTTGATGCCTCCCTGTTCACCCTCACGGGTGAGCCAGTGGTCCTCAAGATCCCATATGACGAGGTTGCCGAGGTCTTTTGGACCCCTAAGCTTCCTCGCCCATTCTGGGACCATGAGTTTGGCCAGACGCCATGTTGGAGAGTCTCGTGAAGCCTTACCAAGGGCCCGCGAAACAATCTCCGACACGGTGTTTACCAGACCGATTTGACCCACGACATCAAGCGGTTCCTCCTTCAACGAGAAAGGCCTTACAGCCCTCCCATCAAAGAAATCACCACCACAGCTTTCCCGAAAGGGAACGCCATCAAAGAATGACTTTTGGTCATTCAGAGTGAAGCCGCAGAATCGGAGAGCGGCGACTACAGTTTCTGAACATCGAGTCGGCACGATGATATCGTCACCAAAGACGAACACATCATACCCAAGGACGCCGGCATCACCGGAGTCCTTCAGTGCCACCGCAGCCAAGGCTGCGAAAATCACTGTCTCTAGCTCAAATGTGTAGCCGTTACCCATGCTCGAGAACTTCTCGAGCACGACCCAGTGACCCTTCGACGTTTCCGTCTTAGGGCTTCGCAGCTGATTAAGCCACGAATACCACCGGGATGGCAGCACAGCCCTGACAAGCTGTCTGCACAAGGTATCGCTTGCATTTGATAGGTCGAGAGTAGCAAACTCTCGCGTCACGCTAGATCGACGCGCCACCTCGCGGTGGACGTCTTGAGCGTGATCGAGGTCCCATCCGGTGGCGTTTCTCAAACGCCGTCGGATGGCCTGGCCTGCACCTAGCTGGAAATAGATGTTGATCGAGGGTTCAACCGCGATCGGACGATCTACCAGTGCAGTTTTCGGGGCCGTTGTGAAACGGTTACCCGAAACAGTGACCAAACTACCTCCGGTGGCCGCTACATTAGCGGACCATGCAGTGCCCACCCAACCAAGGAGGGCTAAGACTGCACCGGATGTCAGGGTCGGACTCGATGTGATTTTATCTGGGATAGTCGCCTTCCGGCTCTTATCCGCGAACGTGGCGCCAGGCCCAAATTTCCCGACAATGTTGTCAGGTGGTTTTGGCCCTAACCAGCTTTCGACTTCTTTACGCACTCTTGAAAGGAATCCAAGAATACGCTGGTCCATAGCGTCATCTGTCGCGCGGGAGAGATCCTTTGCGAGATGATCGGCATATGGCCAGAGTCGCTGATTAGATTTATAGCATTGACGTTCCCCGTCTTCCCATTTAGAGACGGCCACCTCGCGGCGGCTGACTCCTGGGATGTTCCCTTTGAATTTCTTCAGAAAGGACACCGCCGCGGAATCGCGGCAGAAACGATCGTCGTCAATATAGTCACGCGGGCTTACAGACATGCTGCAAAGCCCCCTCCAATCCTCGTAACGCAGCCGGATAGCCGCACTAAGAGAAATTGGTGTCGCTAGCTCCTCGAAAAGTGAGAGAGCAACCTGTGCCAGTTTGACACTGAGCATAGTACCATGCCGTCCGTGGTTAGCGGGCAGCGAACCCAGCGATCGCCTGGTCCTTGGTGAGTTGAGCTTGGCACAAGTTCAAGAACTGGTGCACAAACTCCGCTCGCTCCGTGGATGGGATCGCGTCGGGAATGGTCAGGTTGATCTCACCGATCATCTGATGCTGGGCCGAATAGATCGAAGTGGACGTGTTCTGCGTGGCGTAGGGGAAGACCCCTTTGCCGCGCAAGACGCGTGCCGTCTTCGGTCCGTTCGACGCCGACGCCAGAGCGAATCGGGAGCGAAGGCCTGTCGGAAGTGCCGCAACCGCACCGGTATCTTGGCGCCACATGGCCGGGGAGCCTTCGCCCCCCGAACCAGTCAGCGCGTCGAAAACGATATTGGTTGCGCCGTCGGCTTTCTTGACGGTAATGCTTGCCATCGTGGGCATCTGGGAACTCCGTTAAATCCTTTTGGGCTCGGGATGAGCTTTAGAGGAGTCGCACCTGGGAAGGTGCAGTCACACGAGGTCGCTACCGTTTAAGCAGTTGAGTGACGAGTGACCATGCGGTCAACGCACGCTGCCATGACGGTAACTTCAGGGGTCGAACTGCCAGTACCGGTCCGATGAGGGACGGTACTCTATCTACTGTCTTGCCCCAGATTGAGGCAACACCTGAATGCCCTTCCCATCGGTAGTATTGTGGCGCTGGAGCCGTATATCTAATGACTTCAGCGTTTACTACAGACCGTTGGTAGGAGGCACTTTTGGTGCAGTATTGATATTGAGCAGTCATGCCAGCAAAGTCGGAAAAGCCCTGCAGTACAGAACCGACATTGACGAACCAATCAACGACAAAGCTGAAAGGAACGATTTCCCAAGCAATAACCAGAGGATTTAAGACCCCCAACTGATTGGCAAGAGCCACATTCGGGTTGGTTACCGAAAAGGCAGCACCTTGCTTACAGCGGATAGTCCAAATCTTGGTATCCTTGAGCATCGTCGACTCACTGGTTTGTGGGTAGACGACACGAGTCTCAGACTTCTTGACTTTGTAGTCAGAAGCTTTACCCTGGCAGTGAGCCAGGTTAAGGAAAGGCTGTGTCGCGACTTCCATCGCGTCATGACAATCCTTAATGAGAGGCACCCACCCAAAGTGGAGCTCCAACCAGTTGTTCGCGACAGTTCGGCGAGCCGACTTGCCACGAAACTTGGCCGAGAGTTCCACCCCGAGTGCGTCCGCCACCTTGTCAAGGCGACCTCGTTTAAGACTGATCAGCGCATTCTTGATCTGACCAGCCCGCTTCACGACCATCTGAACACTCTGGCGGTATTCAGCTAGATCGACTCCCAACGCAGCCGAGTTGTATGCGTCTTCACGCATCGCCTCGTACGCTCTGCTCACGCAGAACGCGTCCGAAAGGTCACTGCTATCGGGGTAAGTCATGGTTGAAGCGCCGTACGCAGTCATGCTAATCCCATTATTTATGTGGGACGCACTATTGCGAACGGCATAATACCGCAGAGCTCTATCGATAGGTCGCGCCTGCTTCTGTCCGTTCCGAAGAATGTAGGATTGGGGCGTGTTGGTGACCGTACCGATCAAGCCGTAAGTACTAATTGGTGCTACCATGTGGACTCATCTCCAAGCGTGGGGATCTGTTTTACAACAGTATCGCGTCTGAAACAACGCGGCGGTTCCCTTAGGACCGCAGTGGTCAACTTCTTCACTTCTTTTCCTCAACATCGATAAGGCAGATGTAGCCTCTCAGCGATTCAGACAGCCTTTTGAGCTGGTCCTCGCTGAGCTGCTCAAGCTCGCCTCTGATGAAGAATGTCGTCCTTTGGTTGGGCGGCACCTTCCTACAGAGGCAGTCTTGGCATGTCAGAACTTCGCTAATCAAGAGCTCTTTTTGGAGATTGAAATGGCGACGATCTGGTAACATGCTACTGCTCCGATAAGTAGGGATAGGAAG